TATTGTTATTGTATGTTTTCAAAGTATCCTAAAAAAATTCAAATATAATCTCTAATTTTTTATATATAACATTTTTTACACTTCTTCTTCATAACATTATAAAAAAAATGTAAAAAAAAGATGTAAAAATTAGTGTTCGAAAGATTAGAGTACGTGTGTAATCACCTCCTATGAGTATGAGGGGGTTGTTGAATAAGGCCCAGGAAAAGAACATAATTTTTCCTATAAATAAGGAAAAAAGACTTTTTAACAGTAAAAAAACTGAGAACAATTTCCGTCAATATTTCACCCTTGATCAGCATTAAAGGGCAAATAAATTAAACACGATTTTTAAAAAAATTTTAATAAAAAAATATAATCTTTTATCAACTATTTTATCATTCTATGAAAAACATCATAACACATACGAAAAAATATAACTTGTGCAAATAAAATAACAGGACATGTTTTTTCTCCTCTAAAAAAAAAATAAAATTGAGTTAACACATCTTCTTTTTTCCGGGGTCTTATTCAACAATCCCTTCATAAACATTACCCACAAGCACAACATGACTCAAAAATGAGGTTTAATTCTTTTCTAGTTCAACATAAATTCTAAAAAAAAATAGAAATTTTTTAATAAAAAATTAATAAAAAAAGATAAAAAAATAGTTTTTTTTTGGTGAAAAAAATCTTATTAACTAATATAAAAAAAGAGCAAGACTTTACAAAAAAAATAGATAATAAAAAAAGGGAAAAAACTATGAAAAAAATTTCATAATAATCATTATTTTTTTTTAGAAAAATAAAAAAAGACTAAACAAAGAATATAAAATGGGTTCAAATCCTTTAAACCTCACCTATAAAATACTATAAAAAATACACAATAAATAAAAAAACCCAATATTAAAGATAATACAAAAAAACGTTTTTCTTCCTTTATTTTTTTCTATTATTACCCAAAAAAACTCTTACTCTTTTTTTCCTAAACAAAAACAATAATGGATAAAAAATAAAAGGAGTATTATCAAAATGACAGATGAAACAAACTATATTGGAAACCTATCAACAATCTTCAAAACAATATGTATGCTAATCGCAGGATATGCAATAGGATATGCAATAAGCATAGGACTTAATTTACCTATCTCACAAGAACAGCTATCCGAAATATTATTCACAATACTATGTGCAATTGGAGCATACATCGATGCAAAACATCCAAACACTTTCAATTTCCTAAAAAACAATACAACTCCTGCTGAACAGCAGTTAGTCCTAAAAGAAATAGTTCTAAATGAAGAATATGAAACCAATGAAGATGATAAGGATGGCTGCTAAAAAAAATGATTATACTTGCCTTCATGAAGACCAAATTCAAGGCCAAAGCCGGAAAATAGAAAGATTAGAAGCAAGAGCAGACTTCAAAGACAAACGAATAGATGAACTATATGAGAAAATAGATAAAATGGAAGGAAAACTCGATACGTTGAATGCTAATGTTAACAAGTTAATCCTACAATCAACCAAAGATGATAAAAATCTTGAGCTACGTTTAGCTAAAATAGAAACAGATATGGAAAACCAAAAACAAGAAGCTCAACGGAAAACAGTATGGATAGGAATAGGACTAACAATACTCACAATACTCATCAACGTATACTTCCAATTAATGCCCCATTAACACAAACTTTTTCTTTAATAATTTTTTTTCAAATAAAAAAACTATAAATTTTAATTTTAAAATAAAAATAGAAGGGGTGTTTAGTATACCGGCTAGTATAACTGGCTCCAAAACCAGTTAAAAAGAGTTCAAATCTCTTAACACTCATAAAAAAAGGTGGTAATAATGGCAATAAAAGAATTAAAAGAACCTATCTACGAAATACAAGAAGGAGAAATGCCAAAACAATACTATTACTTCAGATTATTTTGCTTACACATCGGTACAATAGAAGAATTTGCAGATTCCGTAGAATATGAATGGAATATGAATGGAAAGCAGAAACTAAAATATAAACCATATACAAAAAACACTTTTACGAATATAGCAACACTTAACAAATGGTTGGATAGGAAGGCTGCAAAGGAAGTTGCAGATATTGATGAGATGTTTCTTGAAATGGACCGTATCGATAAGGAAAGCAAGGTGGAGAAGTTTCGTTTGCAGAGTGAAGCTAGGACAAAAAATCTGAAACTTTTAAATAGAAGATTAGAATCTGGAGAGATAAAGGGGTCTCAGATTGAGGCTCACAGTAAAGCTAATAAGAATTTCCAAGATGCTGAACGGACTGATCTTGAGAAAGCTGTTGAGATTACAGATAATCATCATAACATTGATGGACAAATGGATGCATCTGTTGATATTGTAGATAGTGTTGCTGAGGATTTAATATTGAAACCAGATTATGTGGAATTGACTCGCAGACTCTTGGATGATGTTACAAATGAAAAATAAAAGGGAATTGACAGTTAATGATATTCCGGATAATCCTGCATTCTTTGCTATGAAAGCAAGTGAAGGAACTTGGAAACCTTTCAAACATTTGAACTTGATTATTGAATTGCTGTTGTATGTTGTCCAAGGCCGTTGTAGTAGGTTGATGGTGTTCTGTCCTCCTAGACATGGAAAATCAGAATTGATTAGTTATTATTTTCTCTCATGGTTTCTTGGAAATTTTCCAGATAAGAAAGTCATACTCACAACACACACGGCCGGTTTCAGTCGGAAATGGGGAAGAAGATGTCGTAACCTATTAAAGAAATATGGCCTTACACTTTTTGAACAGGAAATAGAATTGTCAGAGGACAGTCAAGCAGCGAGTAACTGGAACATTAAAAATCATATTGGTGGCTTGTTCACCAGCGGTACCGGCGGAGCAATACTCGGTGAAGGGGCTAACCTTTTCATCATTGATGATCCAACTAAAGGTTTCAAGAAGGCCAACAGCAAGACCCATCAGCAGGAACTTAATGACTGGTGGTTTACAGAGGCCAAGACAAGACTTGATGCAGACCTTGAGAAGGGTATCAAGCCTGGAGTAATTGCTATTTTTCAACGATTGAACAAATGGGACCTTGCAGGTCAGATATTATACAAGAAAGAGGGTGACAGTGTTGTCCCTAATGAACCTCAAATCCCCTTATCTGAGGCATTGATAATTCTACGTAATGGGGGTAGCATTCCTTATGGGACATGGGTAATACTTAACCTTCCAGCATTGGCTGTAGAGAATGACCCTTTGGGACGTGAACCTGGAGAGGCATTATGGCCAGAAAAAGTGCATCGTGAAGAATTGGAACAGACACGAAAGACAATGGGGAGCTTTCGTTTCAATGCAGTTTACCAAGGCAATCCTATGGAGCCTGAAGGTGGGGTATTCCTTAGGAAATGGTTCAAGAACAGTAAGGTTCCAGATAAGAAAATGGATGAGATGGTTAAGGGCCTTCCAAGCTTAAGGTATTGGGACCTTGGTGCAAGCGGTGAAGATGGGGATAATACTGCAGCTAGCTTATCCTATTGGGATGGTGAATATTTATACTTCCGAAAACAGTTGAATAAGGGATTAACTCCCTTGCAGGTTGACAAGTATTTCGTTGACACTACATTAAGGGATGGCAAAAAGACTGTAGTGAGGATTGAACAGGAACCTGGTGCATCCCCAAAGGTTTTAATCAATAAGTTCCAAAGGCATAAACGACTTAGAGGTTACCGTATAAGACCAGACAAAGTCAGTAAGGCAGGGGATAAGTTGACTAGGAGCTTTGACCTTCAGGCATTGGCAGAGGATGGCAAGGTATTGATAGCTGAATCAATCTATGACATGGTTGTGAATGAACTTGTGGAGTTTACAGGTGAAGATGGAGGAACAGATAACATTGTGGACACCTGTACCGGAGCGAGTCGTTACTGGCTCCGTCCTAAGAGAGAAGTTAATATGTAATCATTTAATACTTTCTTCTTTTTTTTTAGATTATTTTTTTTTATAATTTAACATTTTTTCCTTTTTTTATTCTTGTTTTTCTAATTTTCCACTATGTATAATGAAAGTGATGTATGTATACTAAACTATTTTTTTTAAAATTTATCAAGACATCATTTTTTATTAAAGAATTAGCTAATTATTTTAAAACTAAACCATTAAAGATGGTGAATGCTCATGAGTAAAACAGAGAAAAAGGTAGACTCTTTCGTTGTCATAAATGACAATGATGAGTTTGAACTAGTAGGCGCCGAGATACTTGACCGTTACAGTATCAAGGCAGACATAGATGAAACCGGAAGCAAGCAATTGAAAACTGATGGTTGGATGTACGATGAGTCATTATTGGAACCACTGTATGATCCATACCAGTTATGTGAACTGTTGGAACTGAACACTTATCATGAGGACTGTGTGGATGTGATAAGTCGTGATTCTGCAGGAATCAGCTATGACTTTGTTCCAGTAACAGGAGAGCATGAAGATGAATCCAACAAGCCTAAGCTAGAGGATTTATTCCCGCAACTGGACACTAAAATCAACAAACTATTGTACTTCATGAATTATGACCGCAAAAGCGTAGGTTATGGTGCATTGGAGATAATCCGTGAAAGCAAGTCCAAGTCTAGGATAGTTAATCTTGCACATATACCTTCTTATACTCTTCGAAGAACAAGAGATGGGAAAAGAGCGGTTCAGAGAGTGGCTGGTAAAGAGGTGTGGTTTGTATTATATGGGAAAAACTATGACAATAAAGGCAAATTATGTGATGTTCATGCGGATACTGGTAAATTCTATCCATATAACAGTTTAAAGCCTGAAGAAAAGGCAAATGAGTTGCTGTGGACTATGGATTACAATCCTAAAAGTCAATATTACGGTTTGCCTAAGATAATCGGTTCCATTCCTACCATTCATGGGGATATGAGCCGTAACAATTACAATACCAGTTTCTTTAAAAACTATGGTATGCCTGCATTTGCAGTATTGGTCAGTGGAGATTTCTATGACTATGATGAAAAGCCTTTCATTGAGGATGAGGAGGGTAACAAGATTCCGAATGAAGATTATGATGTCACTGAGACACTTAGGTATAAGATTAGTCAGCAATTGAAGGAAGTTATCAGGAATCCTCATAGTGCTATGGCAATTACCATTCCTTCAGAGGGTGAGGAGGGTAATGTGGACATTAAGCTGCAGCCATTATCAGTTGATACTAAAGAGGCTTCATTTAGGCTTTATCGTAAGGATAATCGTGATGAGATATTGCATACCCACCGTGTGCCACCATACAAACTAGGAATTAATGAGAATGGTTCACTTGGCGGATCTAACATTAAGGAAGCAACAGTCAATTACAAGAATGATGTAGTGGCTCCAATACGTGATGATGATGAGTTCATCATAAATCAGATTTTAAGGAAGGATTTTGAGATAACTGATTGGGAATTCCAGATAGTGGAGCATGATAACCGTGACTATGCAGGGGATATAGCAATCATCAAGGAACTCTTCAACATGGCCAGCATCACTCCAAGGCAGATTATTGAGAATATTGGTGATAAGTTTGGTTTGACTGCACCGGATAATCCGTATTTGGATGAGTATTATTTGAATGGTCAGCCATTGGATAATGTCTGGACTGGTGAACCGGTTAGTGGCGAGGCAGATGAAATGCTTAGCAGTCTTGAGAATGACCTTTTAGGTGAGGCGGTTAGTCTTGATGAATCAATTGTACAATCAGAGGGACACATTGGTGAGAATGTCATTGAAAGTGCATCAGTCAAAAAGGATACTAAGACTTTTAGACAAACAATCACAGATGCGTTCCGCAGAAGAAAATAAGCTTGAAAAGGACTTAAGAAGATTTTGGAACAAACTTCAAAAAAGAGTGCAGAAACTCATAGACACTTATTATGAGGATGAACTCTTCTTCCTCCATGTAAACAAGGTGTATACTATTGTTGAGGAGATGAAGCCAGAGTACCGTGCAATATTGTTAAAGCATGGCTTGATTCAATTCTACAATGCAAGGGAAACCACCACTACACTTTATACTATTCAGCAGAAAAAGGTTAGTACCAAGGCCGGATTGTATGAGCCACAGATTATAAGAGAAGAAGATGTGGGATTGTTCCGTACCAATCCTAAAATAGAAGACAGTCTTCGTTATAACACTTTTCAAGCCAGTGACACCACACTTGCACGTGTAACCAATAATATCACTAATAACTTGTCAGACAGTTATCATGAAGGTTTAGGGATAAATGATGCTGCACGCCGAATCACTAAAGAGTTCAGCAGTTTGAAAGGTTGGGAGTCAAGGCGTATAGCAAGGACTGAAATAAATTCAGCTCAAAATGAAGGTGCATTCAGTGTTTATGATGAGTTAGGTGTGGAATACCAGATGTGGTGGACAGGTTTAGACAACCGAGTTAGAGACTCCCATGTAGATTTACATGGACATATTGTCAGAGTGGGTAACACTTTCAGCAATGGACTATTATATCCTGGAGACAAATCAGGG